CGGCGTAAGCCGCCCGACGATTTTTTGAAAATGGGGGTTTTCCGGTAAAGTGCTATCATTTGACTGTCTTTTGAGTGCATACACCGGACAAAATCAGCCATACAATATCCATAAGCCTGTTTGAAGGGGGTATTGTATGGCAACAAACAAGCGTGTTTTCACCTTGCGCCTATCTGATGAAGTCTTTGACAAGATCGGGGCGCTTGCAACCCGTGAACACCGATCCATTACCAATTACATTGAATTTGTTCTTCTGAAACACTTGGAAGAAGTGGAAAAGGCGGAAGGAACGATCAATGTCGATAATTCACCCAAAGGGGTATAACTGAAAATGTCTGTCCTGAAGCAAAAGAGAACCACAAGCAAGGCCGAGTTCATCAACACGGCCAATCAGATTTATGTTGAAACCCTGAACTTCCTGACCCGTCTTTCAGCCCGGTATTCCCGGTTGATTGCGGAGCCGGTGGCAAAGCTGGCCGGTGAGATCATCGACCATGCGGAGAAGGCCAACAGTATCTTTCCTTCGGACAACCAGCGCATTGAAATGAGGAAGGCCCATCTTCTTGAAGCACGGGCTTCCCTGATGGCGCTGGATGTTCGCTTGACCCATGTTTACCTGATTCTGAACCAGAACCCGGAAGGGGCCTTTACCACTTCCAAGGGGAACCCGGTGAAGTCACAGGATGCAATGGAAAAGCTGGATAAGATGGCCCAAAACTTGGGTGAACTGATCGACAAAGAAAACGAACTTCTGAAAGGGGCAATCAAAAATGTAACAGCAAAACAGAAATAATTTCCCATTAGGTGTGCAACTGATAATGAGCCTGTTGGCGGTGTGGTGGTGGCTTCGTTCCCCTAATTACAACAACAACAATAATTTCCAGAATGTCAACACGGATGGCAACAACAACAATAACAATGCCAATTACTGTGCTGGTGTGCGGCCCGGATTTTGCAAATATACACGGTCAAATGTAGTAACAGAAGGCAAACGGCTTTTCAGGTGAAAGACGACCGATGTAAAAGGAGTTGTACTTCCTTGGGTTTCAATCCCTAAAACTGCCCTTTGATGCCCTTACACGGACGCTTCTTGCATGGTGGGTGATCGTGCCTTAACTCATTTCATGTGTAAGGACAAAGCAATTTAGATGGCACCCTACAACGCATTTGTACGAGGGGCGAATACTTTTATTATGACAAGCCAAGAACGGCATGAAGCAAGGTTCCAGCGCCGCAAAGCAAAGCGGTTGGAACGGAAACAGGCCCGGTGTAATAGCCTTGGGCCAACGAATAAAATATTTTCCTATCGGAAGATGTTCTTCTATGGGAAAAAGTGCTGTAACGGGGTGCGATGGAAGCAAAGTGTTCAAAACTTTGAAGGCCACCTGTTTTCCGGTACGGCAACACGGCGGCGAACGGTGTTGGAACAGACTTGGAAGCCCAAATCCTGTTCCCATTTCACCCTTCGGGAACGGGGAAAAATCCGCCCGATAGATGCCCCGCACATTACGGATCGACAAATCCACAAAACCCTGTGCAATGAAGTCCTGATCCCGTTGTATTCACCTTCCATGATCTATGACAACGGGGCAAGCCAAAAGGGAAAGGGCCTTCATTGGCAGTTCAAACGGATCAAACAACAGCTTGGATGGCATTACCGGCGATATGGCCGGGAAGGTGCTGTGTTGCTGTTGGATTTGAAAGGGTTCTTTCCAAATGCTTCCCATGCCCTGTTATATCAGCGGCACCGGGAATTGATTTTGAATCCTGAACTTCAAAACTTGGCTGATACTGTGATTCAATATTCCCCATGCCCGACACCGGGCCGGGGCTTGCCTTTGGGCGTGGAGCCTTCCCAACAGGAAATGGTGGCGTTACCAAGCAAAATTGACCAATGGATCAAGTGTCAGGCCCATGTTCATTGCGCCGGTCATTACATGGATGATTACTATGCTTTCTTTCCCACGGTGGATGAAGCAAAGCTGATGGGCCATGAAATTGTAAGGCGTTTTGAAGCCGCTGGAATCCGAGTGAACAAGCGCAAGTGTAAAGTGATCCCGCTTACAAAGCCGTTCCGGTTCTGCAAAGCCCGGTTCACACTTACCGAAACCGGCAAGATCAAGGTGAATGGAAGCCGGGATGGAGTGAAACGGGCAAGGCGAAAACTGAAGCTGTTTCACAGGGAGTTCAAAGAGGGAAAACGATCCTTCTTTGACATAGAACAATACATGGAATGCCAAAGCGCCTATTACCGGAACTTCAACGATCATGGCCGGTTGTTGCGGTTGCGGCGGCTTTACCATGCAATCTTTTTCGGAGGTGGACAATGTTTAGAATCATCAAAGCCGGGGCCGGTATCGGCCTGACCGAGAACCTGAACTACATCAAGAAAGCCGAAAATGGTTGCTACATCCTTTGCCCGGAGCATGACGCTTCGGGCATTGTTTTTGAGGGTGTGGCTTACCATTTGTTGGGCCGTGCCGCTATGGACGAACTGGAAACCGTGAGTTTGGAGGAAACGGACGCAGGAACCGAGATCACCAAAGCCACAGAAGCCGGTGGAATCGTCTTTGTAACCTTGGCGGAAGCCGGGAGCATTGACGCTGAAACGGCGGCGGAACACGCTGATTTGTTCGCTGAATGGGCTTTCCCTGTGGCCTACACGGTGGGGCAGATTCGCCGGTATAACGGCACCCTTTACAAGTGTGTTCAGGCCCATACTTCCCAAGCGGATTGGACACCGGACACGGCTTCCAGCCTGTGGAGCAAAACGAGTGATCCCGCTGAAGAATGGCCGGAATGGAGCCAACCGGTAGGAGCGCATGACGCTTATTCCAAGGGGGCAAAAGTGAGCCATAACAGTAAACATTGGGTTTCCACAGCGGATGCCAATGTGTGGGAACCCGGTGTATATGGTTGGGAGGAATCGGCTTAATGGAGTACAAAATCTATGTGTGTCGAAAGCGGGCCAAATTCAAAGCAATTTGCGGACAAGTGAACATTCGGTATGGAACCATCCTGAATTGTCAGGGTGGTTTTTTGATTCTGAATGATCTTCCGGTGTGTTCCGTAACCAGCCAAAACGCCTATGACTTCTTTACCCAAAATGATGATGGCATGGGCAAGGAACGGGGCGAACTTCTGAACCGGATCACCGCAACGCTGATGAAGCAGACCCCCGGACACAACGCCCGGTGGGGGAAAATTTGGGATGATCCCCGTTGCCAAAAGTACAAGCGCCCGGAACAGGAAGATCATTGGATTTGGAATCATGACTTCTACAACGGCCCTGTTGAGGATTTGCGCTATATCGCCGCCCTGATCGGGGCCTGATGGGAGGTAAACAATGACGCTTGAATTGTCCATCGTGATTTCTGTTCTTTCGGTTTCCTTTGCCTTGTATTCCGGTATTTCCAACCTGAAGCGCAACGATAAGAAAGACACCGCCGAGGAAACCGCCCAGCTTACCACCGTGATTGTGAAGCTGGAAAACATCGGGGATGGAGTGTCCGAAATCAAATCTGACATGAAGAATGTCAAGGGTGAAGTTCAGGAATTGCGGGAACGCCTTGTGGCCGTGGAACAGTCCGCCAAATCCGCCCACCACCGCCTTGATGGAATTACGGGTGGTGTTGACGGGTGAGCCGCCGAAACATTCCAAAGAAGCCACGGTTTGAAACTTCAAAGGTGATCCTGTTTATTGTGGGGGCCGTTACCATTTGGGTAACGGCCTTCACGCTTCACATGATCGAGGAAACCAAAGACCTTTCCCCGCTGGCCTATCTGATCCCCGCCATATTTGCTGAATTGGCAACCGCAACCGGGTTTTACTATTCCAAAGCCAAAGCCGAAAACCGGATCAAACTTCGGAAATTGTACGGCCCGGAAATCTATAACGATGCAAAGGAGATTTGAAAAATGCTGAACGCTGTTTTGAACAACCTGATCAATATTGGGTGGGCCATGCTGATCTTCCTGTGTGCGTACCTGTCCAATGTGGCCTTTTCCCTTTACTACAACATCAAGATTTTGCTTCAGCCCTTCGACAAACAGAAGATGATCAATTCCGGGCTGAAGATTGCCACATTCGTTGTGGGCCTGACCTTGCTTTGTGTAGCAATCACCACCCTTCCGATTTATGCGGATCAGCTTGGGTGGGCAATCCCGGAGGAATACACAGAAATCTTTGCAGATTTGGTGATTGTGGGCGCTGTGCTGATGGTTTCTTGTAAATACATCGTGGAAGCCTTCACCAAGTTCAAGGCCATTCTTCAGGTGAAAGGAGATACAGAAAATGACTGAAAAAGAACTTCGTCAAAAGGTAGTTGCTACCGCTGAAAGCTATGTGGGATGCAAAGAAGCGGATGGTTCCCACAGGAAGATCATTGATCTGTATAACAGCCACAAGCCCCTTGCCCGTGGGTATGCGGTCAAATATACTGACGCATGGTGTTCCACCTTCGCTTCCGCTGTGGCTATCGCTTGCGGCCTGACGGACATTATTCCAACGGAATGTGGGTGTGAAAAGCATATCCAGCTTTTCAAAGCGTTGGGCGCTTGGGTTGAAAATGATGCGTATGTTCCCAAGTTGGGGGATTACATCTTCTATGATTGGCAGGATGGAGAAAACTACGCAACCACGGACAACACCGGGGCCGCTGATCATGTTGGTATTGTAACCGGCATTTCCGGGAACACCATTACCGTGACTGAAGGGAATATGTCTGATGCGGTTGGACACAGAAAGTTGAAGGTGAATGGCCGTTATATTCGTGGCTTCGGAACGCCCAATTATGCGGCCAAGGCCGCTTCTATGGGGGCGGGTGGGGTAACTACACCCCCAAGCACAGAAAAGCCCACAGGCGGCACCACAGGGGCCACGGGTGGGCTTCTTTCTGTTGGAACGGAAGTTGACTTTGTGGGCAACCGCCATTATACTTCTTCGTATGCGACCGGCAAAGCTAAAATCTGCAAAGCAGGACGGGCCAAGATTACCGCTGTTTCCCCCGGAAATCCCCACCCCTATCATTGTGTTGCCGTTTCTGGTAAGGGTTCCACGGTGTATGGATGGGTTGACAACGGCGATATTTCCCCGGTTTCTGTCAAGGCTATTGTGAAAGGCGGAAAGGTGAAGGTGCTGAAACCCGTGACCTACGCCGGGGGTTCTTTCAAAGCCTATTATGACACCTATGATGTTCTTCAGGTGGACAATGATCGGGTGGTGATTGGCATTGGAAAAACCGTGACCGCCGCCGTTCACAAAAACAACCTTCAGGCGGTTTGATTGCGTGTTTCTACTGTGTTACTAACAACCCCGATTTTACCCGCTTTCAAAGGGCTGAAATGTTCAGTATTCAGGCGCTTCAGAGCGTTGCAGAGTAGAAATATTTATGGTA